AAGCGAGTGTTTCACATGGAACATTGTGAACACAGGTTCAGCCACCACAAGGCGATAAAGAATGAAGCGGGAATTATCAGCCTCGCCAGATTTTGCAGCCATTGTGGAAAACGCATTAGAGCGTCTGGCAATCATGGAACTGGAATGCAGTCTGCCCCAAAAAGAAATCGAAAGAATGGTGAGGGAAATGTATGAGCTTCCTGACGACTTTGAGTTTGGAAGACCTGAACCGTCTAAGGCAGGTAGCTAAAAAGGTATTCCTTGCCTACAACCCCCCGGAATTCTATACAGACCGGGAGGCGGATAAGATTATTGAGGCCATGGGGCCGGAGATCATGGAACGCCGCATGAAACAGATGGTGGATGCGGGTCTGATGAAGGGCAAGATTCAGGTCAAAACCTGATGAAGATTGCGCAGCAATCGCCACGAGCGTAGCGAGATGTCTTATGATTTCAAATACAAGCCTGCGGGTGAAACGCTCCGGCGATTCATGCTGGATGACCATTTCTTTCGTGGTGTCCGTGGCCCGGTAGGTAGTGGTAAGTCGGTTGCCTGCTGTGTGGAAATCTTCCGCCGTGCTGCCATGCAGAAACCCGGCAAAGATGGCAAGCGTAAGAGCCGTTGGGCCGTAGTCCGTAATACCAACCCACAGTTGAAGACCACTACGATCAAGACTTGGATCGACTGGTTCCCCGAAGATGTCTTTGGTCGCTTTGGCTGGTCGGTTCCCTACAATCACAACATCTCTATTGGCGATGTGGAACTGGAAGTCCTGTTCCTGGCCTTGGATCGCGAGGAAGATGTCCGTAAATTGCTGTCCCTTGACCTGACTGGCGTGTGGGTGAATGAAGCCCGCGAGGTAAGCAAGTCGATTATTGATGCCTGCACCATGCGTGTGGGCCGATACCCCAGTATTAAGGATGGTGGCCCTAGCTGGTATGGCGTAATCTGCGATACCAACGCCCCGGAAGACGATCACTGGTGGCCGATCATGGCGGGGGAAGTCCCCATGCCGGACAATGTACCTAGAGAAGAAGCCCTGATGCTGGTCAAGCCGGATGACTGGGTGTTCTACAATCAGCCGCCCGGTATGCTGGAAATCAAGAATAATTCTGGCGAGGTGGAAAAGTACATCAGTAACCAGATGGCGGAGAATTTTAACAATCTCCCTGCTGACTACTACAAGAAGATCATTACAGGCAAAACCAAGTCTTGGATTGATGTCTATGTGCTGAACAAACTCGGCACAATTGAGTCGGGCAAAGCCATTTACCCCATGTTTTCCGAGCAGGTTCACATTGCCAAAGAGAAACTGCACCCGATTCCAAGCCTTCCGGTCTATATTGGGATCGACTTCGGACTTACGCCGGCGGCTGCGTTTGGTCAGCGACTACCTAGCGGTCGTTGGCAGATATTCCATGAGATTGTTACGCGAGATATGGGGGCAGTCCGGTTCTCGGAACTCCTACGCAACCAAATTCAGGTTATTTGTCCAGACAATGAACTACATATTTACGGTGATCCGGCTGGCGATTTCCGCGCTCAGACCGATGAAGTCACGCCGTTCCAAATCCTGCGGGCAAATGGAATCAAAGCCTACCCCGCGCCGAGTAACGATCCCGTACTTCGGATCGAATCGGTGCAAGCACCGCTAAATCGGATGGTGGATGGCTTCCCCGGATTTCAGATTGACTCTAGCTGCGCAACCCTAATCAAAGGATTCCGTGGTGGCTATAACTACCGCCGGGTATCGGTATCCGGTGAGGTGCGCTACGAAGAAAAGCCCACCAAGAACAAATATTCCCATGTGCATGACGCACTGCAATACCTGTTTATTGGGGCGGGTGAGGGTAGATCATTAACAACTAATGCCAATAAGCCAGCGCAAGTGGTGAATGGGAGGTCAAATTGGAACATCTGGGATCAGAGATCGGGATTCGGGAAGAACAAGGGTTGGTCAAGCCTGAACCGCCGGAATTCGACTGGATGGTGATGTTCATTGACACCGATGAAAAACTAAAGTGGTGGGACTATTTATTTCATACGCGCAAAGGTTTTCGCCATGTTTGTGCCATTGGCTATCAGCCGGGTAGCTACCACTGGATTTTTATGGATTGGACTTCCAAGTTTTTCCAGACTTGGATCTACCATCCGTTAGCGGCAAACGATGTCTTGAAGTGGGCAAAGACCGAGGCGAACGCTACAATTGTGTCGTATCGCCCTCGCCGTGATAAAAATTCCGTTTTCAATTTCTCCATACTATACTGCGTCCAAGCCGTCAAACACCTTTTGGGTATTAAGGGCTTATTTGTGCTGACTCCTTGGCAACTCTACAAAGAGATGATGAGGACAGGCGGAACGCTTATTCACAAGGGAGAATGGAAATGAAGGTCTATACCTCTATCCAATACCAAATGACTGAGGGCGGTCTTGTCGAACTGTCTTCTGATTCGTTTGACTATGAAGGTCCAGTAGCAGAATCCAAGGGTGGCGGCAGTCCTCCGCCGGAACCAACTCCTCCTCCACCACCGCCAACTCCAATTAAGGAAGAAGTGGTTGTGGCAAGAAAGCAAGCAAAAGAAGCATCGACTGGTACTGGCCGCCGCCGCCGCCGTGGTGGTCTTGGTTCTATTAGTAGCTTGCTGTCTGGTGGTTATCGTGGTTTCTTAGATCAAGATAAGCTGGGGTAGATCATGGATATTTCAAATCTAATTGACCTGCTTCCAATGGCTGTATTGTTTAGCAGCCCTAAAGCACCGCCACCTGATCCTGAATTGGAGCGTCAGCGCAAAGAACGCGAAGAAGCAGCCAAGCAGGAAAAGATTGCACTGGCTAAAAAAGAAGCGGCATCTGCCAGTGCAGACTTAGCTCGCCGCCGTAAGGGTGTAATGCTCAGCGGTTATCGCGGTTACGGTGAGCCGGAAGACGGAACAACTTTGGGGTAAGTCATGGCAGATCCTAGCTATATCATCAAGCGATACACTAAGGCCAAACAAGCACGGTCAAACTGGCTTGATGTTTGGCAGGAGTGTTATGAATACAGTTTGCCGTTGCGTGAAGGCTTTTTTATGGAAGCCCCAGCGCAATCTCGCATGGACAAAATCTTTGATGAAACCGCAGTAGTCGGCGTTCAGGAGTTTGCTTCTAGGTTGCAGCACGGCATCGTCCCTAACTTTGCGACATGGTTTAGATTTGAGCCGGGTTCGGACATTCCTCCTAACTTGCGCACGAAAGTTCAGTCTGAATTGGACGAGATTACTGAATATGTCAGTGAAATTATCCAGCATTCAAACTTTTCACAGGAAGTCCATGAGTCATTCCTTGATCTGTCAGTAGGCACTGGCAATATGCTGATTGAGGAAGGTGACGCAACCAATCCGATTAAATTCTTGGCAGTCCCTCTGTCGCAAACCATTCTAGATTCTGGCCCATTCGACCAGATTGATGGTGTGTTCCGTGAGCGTAGCGTTAAGGCTAAGGACATTCTCACTGTATGGCCGAAGGCTAAGTTGTCAGATAGCTTGGCCGCTAAGATCAAGATGAATCCAGAGAAGGAAGTACCGTTTATTGATGCGGTATATCGTGACTGGAGCAATCGCGAGCAGGAAGTTCATCAGTATTGCGTGATTGATCTGGAAACCCAGACCAAAATCATTGATGGATCGTTCAAGGGAGAAGGCTCTCGCCCTTGGGTTAACTTCCGCTGGTCAAAAGCGGCAGGTGAAATCTATGGTCGCGGCCCTCTGATGAACGCTTTGCCTGCAATCAAGGTGTGCAACCTGACGATGCAGCTTGTTCTTGAGAACGCGCAGATGGCAATCGGTGGTATCTGGCAGGCAGATGATGACGGTGTTATTAACATCGACACGATTCAGCTTGTGCCGGGTACGATTGTGCCGCGCAGCCCGAATAGCCGTGGTCTTGAGGCAATTGCTTCTCCGTCACGCTTCGATGTGTCCCAGCTAATCATTGACAATATGCAGCAAAACATTAAGCGTGCGCTGTATAACCAAGATTTGGGCCGCACGGATACTACGCCGATGTCGGCTACCGAAGTAGCTGCCCGCCAGTCTAATCTTGCTGAGATTATTGGCTCTGCCTACGGTAGATTGCAGGCTGAGTTTGTTAATCCGATGCTGCGCCGGGTAGTTTCTATCCTGAAAAAGCAAGGAAAGATCGAGATTCCGAAGGTCGATGGCCGCGAAGTTAAGATTGTTGCCAAGTCACCACTGGCCCGCGCTCAGCGTAACCAAGACATCATGCAGTTAACAAACTTCATTGGATTGGTCACGCAAACCATGGGTCCGCAGGCTGCATCGCAGTTTATTAGCCCGGATGAAACTATCAAAAAGCTGGCGGAATGGTATGAAATTCCCCAGAAAATCCTGATTGATGAAACCACTCGTGCGTTGGCTCAACGCCAAGCCCAGCAACAGGCTATGGCAATGGAGCAGCAAGCACCGGGTTCCGTTCTGGAATTAGCGCAAGCAAGTAGGAGCATGATGCCGTGAGTGTAGATGGGGTAGGACGGTCTGACGAAGCCGAAAAGCGCATTAACGAAGCCTTGGCTCTGTGTTTTAGCGGGGCCAATGGCGAGTTTGCCTTGAAATATCTGCGTTCAATTACGATTGAGCGCGTGATGGGGCCGAACTTTGATCCGAATTCACTGGCCCATATTGAGGGTCAGCGGTTCATTGTAGGCATTATTGAACAGCGCATTAAACGCGCACAACAAGGAGATCAGCCATGACTGACATGACAACTGATTCTGCGCCAGAAGCCGCAGTAGAAGCATCTTCGGAGCCAACTGCGGTTCCTCGTCCCGAATATCTGCCAGAAAAATTCTGGAATACCGAGTCTAGCCAGCCGAATGTAGAAGGATTAGCAAAGTCTTATACAGAACTGGAGCGTAAGTTTAGCCAGCGTGCGTCTGCATTGCGCGAGGAACTGGAAAAAGAAATCCTGGCCCCGCGTGAAGGTGTGCCTGAATCGCCGGATAAGTACCAATATGCCGTGCCAAGCATCGAAAATCTGCCCAATGGCTGGGAAGCACAGATGGCAGATAACGATCCAATGCTGGGTTGGTGGCGTGAAACTGCGCATAGTCGCGGCCTGACTCAGGATGAGTTTCAGGAAGGCATTAACAAATACTTTGAGTACCACTTTGGCGGCCTGCCTAACCGTGAAGCAGAGTTGCAAAATCTTGGCGAGAACGGTCAGGCGCGTGTTGACGCTGTGGATATGTGGCTTGGCAAGAATCTGACCGAGCAAGAATACAATGTTATTGCTGACTTTGCTGTTAATGCCGACTCAATCAAGGTTCTGGAAAAGATTATTGGCATTCAGGCCGAGCCATCTTTGTCTAGCTTTGAGGGTGCGCCATCTACCGGCTCTGTTAATGAAGACAAGCTGCGTGAAATGATGGATGACCCGCGTTATTGGAAGCCGGGGCAGATTGATGATGCCTACCGCAGCCAAGTAACCAAGGCATGGCAAAAACATTTTGGTTAGTTAGTACTTGCTAACCTGAATTAGCGTGATTATTCTTAGCCCGTGGCCCCGCTGTGCGGATGACCTAGCCCCCAAGGGTAACTAGGACGGAATCTCAGAGGACAACCGCTGATTTTGTTTCAACAACTGGAGAACTGTAATGGCAAATACTATTGATACTGCCTTTGTAAAACAGTTTGAAAGTGAGGTTCATCTTGCATATCAGCGCATGGGAGCCAAACTTCTCAATACTGTCCGTCGTAAGACTAATGTAAAGGGTGAATCCACCACCTTCCAGAAGATCGGCACTGGCGTTGCTGGCACTAAGTCCCGCAATGCGCAGGTTCCGCTCGCTAATCTGACTCACAGCAATGTTGAATGCTCACTGTCCGACTATTATCTCGGTGAGTACATTGACAAGCTGGACGAATTGAAGGTTCAGCACGATGAGCGTGCAGCGGTTTCTACCTCGCTGTCCGCCGCTCTGGGTCGCCAGTCCGATCAGCTCATCATTGACGCTGTTGATGGTTCTAGTAATTCAACTAGTGCTACTGGTGCTGTTACTCAGGCTAAGCTGGAAGAAATCTACGAAGCCTTTGGTAACAATGATGTACCTGATGATGGTCAGCGTTATCTGTTGGTATCCCCGCAGGGCTGGACTGACCTGATGGGCATCACTGAGTTCTCTAGCCGTGACTATGTTCCGGAAGCTGAACTGCCGTGGAAGGGTGCTGGCTTCTCAGCTAAGCGTTTCATGTCCTTCTTCGTGATGACCCACTCTGGTCTGAGCGTGGCATCTTCTGTCCGTAACTCTCTGGCTTACCACCGCAACTCCGTAGGTGCTGCGTCTGGTTCAGAAGTAAGCATGGATGTCACTTGGCAGGGTAAGGAACAGGCTCACCTCATGGTAGCTTCCATGTCGCAGGGTGCTGTCCTTATTGATGACAACGGTTGCTACATTCTCAAGCACACCGAATCTTAAGGGGGTGATCCATGGCATTTTCCGCTGACAATATGAAGCGCATTAACATCGGTGACGAATCACTTTATGTGTATAAGTCTTCTGATGCGATTGCAACTGTGTCTGCTTCTGGCTACTTCAACAATTTTTACGCAGAACTTGAGAAGGGTGACGCGATCATGGTGATCGACTCTAGCACCCCGACTGTGGATGTGTGTGTTGTTTCTAGTACCACTGGCGCAACAACCGTTACCGTAGTTAACGGGACTTGATGAATCGGGGGGTGGCTTCGGCTGCCCCCCTTTTCTTGGAGTATTAAATGGGTGCTTCGACTGCAATTGCCGTTGCTCAAAAAGCCTGTGCGCTGATTGGTATGCAACCAATTACCTCGTTCAACGATGATTCCTCGGAAGGGATTGTTTTGAATGCAATCTACGATGAGGTAGTAGAGTCGGAGCTGTCTTCGTTTCCGTGGCGTTTTGCCATGGCACAGCGGACATTGAACCGCTTGACGGCTACACCGAATGCGCGGTGGGATGCTGCTTACCAAATTCCTAATGACATCCTGATGATTCGGGCTGTCACTGTTAATGATTACGCTATCGAGTACGACCGTTACGATGACAACATCTATTGTGACGCGGGTGCTAACGACACCGTTGTATTGGATGGCATCTATCGGGCTGATGAAATTGATTGGCCCGCCTATTTCCGGCTTGGGATTGAGTACCGTTTGGCTTCTGCGCTAGCTTCTGGCGTATCCATGCAGGCTGATATTGCTCAGCTTATGGAAGAAAAAGCTGAACTCCAGCTACGCAAAGCGCGTCATACGGACTCCTCATCTCAAACAACCAGAAAGGTTAACCTGAATCGACTGACCAACGCGAGGCTGTAAGCCATGAGAAGGGTAAGAACCCTCCAGACCAACTTCTCGGCTGGACAACTTGACCCCTTAATGGCGGCTCGGTCTGATACCAAGGCGTATGGCAATGGTGTCGAAACCCTAACTAATTTCATGCAGCTTGTTCAGGGTGGCATTAAACGCCGCCCCGGAACGGAATACCTAGCTGATCTTGGTGGCGCATACCGCCTGCTCCCATTTATCTTTAACGAAAACCAGTTGTATATCGTGGCTCTTGCTGCGGGCACGGCTAAGTTTTATTCCACTAGCGGTACGCTTCTGGATACCCTGACCGGCTTTGATTGGACTGCCGGCAATCTCTATGAAGTCAGATATACCCAGCGTAACGATGTAATGATTCTTACGCACGAGGATTTCCCGATGACGGTAATCACTCGTACCGGGGCATCTAGCTTTGCTGGCGCATATTTTGATTTCGATCAAGATTTGGCTGGCGGCAAAATCTACGCGCCGATGTACAAATTTGCGCGTGACGATGTAACGATTACGCCGAGCGGTCGTACTGGGTCAATCACATTAACAACATCGGCTGCGGTCTGGAATAGCGACCATGTGGGTGCGCGTGTTGCCGTGCATGGCCGGCAGGTTGAGATTACTAGCTATACCTCTAGCACGGTTGTTACTGGCACGGTTCAGGAAGAATTGCTGGCAGATCAGCAGTTGTCGATCAGTTCTGGTTCTACATTTCAGGTAGGTGAAGTTGTAACCCAAACAGATTCGGAGGCCGAAGGTGAGGTTGTTGAAATTGGGTCAGGCTACATTCGTGTGGCAAACCTTAAGAAAGTCTTATTCAAGACTCAGGGTTCTGGGGACGCTACTGTGGGCGGACTTTCTGGTGCAGAAGGTCAGGTTACGGCGGTATCGACAGTTGGGCCGCTAGCGACTCGCGACTGGAACGAAGAAGTCTTTAGCTACGCTCGTGGGTGGGCGCGGTCTTGTTTGTTCCATGGGCAGCGTTTGTGGTTTGGCGGATCTCGTGATTTGCCAGCCCACCTGTTCAGTTCCAAGGTTGCCAGCTTCTTTAACTTTGATACTGGCGAGGCATTAGATGATGAGAGCATTCAGGCTCCAATTGCATCGGATCAGGTTAACAGCATTACGCATCTTGTGTCCGCAGGCCACCTACAGGTATTTACAGATCAGGCTGAGTTTTATTGCCCTGAAAGCGAGAATGCTCCACTTATTCCCGCAGACTTCAATATTCGTAGGCAGTCTTCCTACGGAACAGGAGATGTACGACCTGTTCCGTTTGACCGTGCAACGCTGTTTGTTCAGAGTACCGGGAAGGTAATCCGCGAATACAAGTGGGAAGAAATCGAGGGCGGCTACACGCCTAATGCTATTTCTCTGATTGCCTCAAACCTGCTAGACCAGAACGGAATTATTGACTCTGCCGTAATCTACGGTCTTAGGAATCGTCCTGAGCAGTATGCGTTTTTCCTAAATGCTGATGGCACGCTAGCCGTGTATCACGCTGCGCGTAATGAACAGATTTCTAGCTGGTCTAAATGGGAAACGGATGGTCAGATTCTTGATCTAATTGCGCTGGAAGGCGAGTTGTATATCTGTGTTAAGCGTACTATTAACAGTGTTACCAAGTATTTCTTAGAAAAATTTAGCGAAGATGTCACGGTTGACTGCGCTAAGGCTGTTACTAGCGGATCGTTGACCAACACATTCTCTGGATTTAGTCACTTGGCTAGCCATAGTAATGTCGATGTGATTGCCGACCATGGGCAGACTTCGGACGCAGATTACAAAAAGAATGCTTTTTACATTGGCGATATTAGCCCAAACGGAAGCGGGCAAATTGTAATCACTGGTGGTTACACCACTTACACGATTACGGCTGGCTTAAATTTTGATGCTACAGTCAAGACGATGCCTGCCGACCATGCTGCTAATGATGGTCAGATTACTGGTTTGCCAAAGAAAATCAGCACAGTTGATTTGATTTTGGATAGCACTATGGGCGTAGATGTTGAAGGTACTAGCCTGATTCTCCGCCGTGTTACCAATGACCTGTCCAAGCCGCCAGAGGCGATCACGGGTCGATCTAGGTTTTACTTACTTGGCTGGGATAAACTAGGCCAAATTCAGATTCAATCAACAGTCCCGCTTGATTTCACATTGCTGGGTCTGATGATGGAGGTAGCGTTCTAATGATTGAAACTGCGGTCATTGCTAGTGCCGCCATAAGTGCTGCTAGTGCGATTCAAACTGGAAGATACGCAAAAGCTGCTGCTGATGCAGAAGCCGCTGAATATAAGCGGCAAGAACAGTTGGCGCAGCTTGAAGCAACAGAAGAAGTTAATGCTTTAAAGCGCGATGCGTTAAAGGTTGCCGCTTCAAACAAGGCTTTATTTGCTGTTAAAACGGGTGCAGACCCCAAAGAATCCGGAAGTTTTCTTGCGCTTAAAGAATCAATTGAATCTGATGTTGACCGTGAGATTGGCTCCGTTAGGTTAATGGGATTAAGTAATGCGCAGAAATACAGGAGTGCTGCTTATCAATCTAGGCTGTCAGGAAAGTCGGCTTTAATTAAAGGATATGCTGGTGCTGGATCAAGCCTATTAAGTGGGTACACAAAGTACGAAAGATATAAAACAGACGGAGTAAATACCTAATGGCTCGCTTAACTCGACCAGAGTACAAACCAAAAATTTCTCCTGTTGGTGTTGTTAAAAGCCAAGCTACTTCTGGTTTGTGGGAGTCTGTTGGCGAAATAAATGAAGCCGTAATGAGCGAAATTATTGAGCCGTTTGCAAAAGAAAAAGCATTAAAGTATGCGCAAGAGCATAGAAACACATCGCCAAATGAGCGAATTCAGCAAACCATAATTGCTGGAGTTAATAACAACGGTGAAATCAAAGAGCAAAGTTTTGCTGCCGACATCGTAAAACAGCGTGCCACAAAAGATCCTGGCATCTTTGGCAATGTTGCGCTAACAAATATCAGAGAAGTTTCTGAATTTGAGGATGCGCTAAACATTGAAGCAAATGTATTAAATTTTTACGAAAGAGAAGCTGAAAAATTTGTTCGCCCAGAAAACGAAGACTACGGAAATGTAGATTTACTTGAGGCGCGCATTCGTGCCTTTGAGGAAGTGCAACTAAAAGAACTGCCAAGCTCGCAATACGAAAAAGTTATTGCTCGCTTGCTTCCAAATAAATATAAAACTGTAAATTTAGTACGAAGTGCCTTAGATGAGCATAAGGAAACCAGACGAAAGAATGCGTGGAATCAGCGCGGCACAGACTTGTTTGATGATATAAAAAGTAATATTGGCTTATATGGTTTTGACTCTGAGTTCGCTCAGTCGAATCTAATGTCGTATGTTGACCATATTAAGACTGGCCGTAAGTTTGGGTACATTTCTACTGAAGAAGAAGAAATGGCTGCTTACAACAAGATTGCCGCACTAGCAACTCGCGAAGCCGCGCTCAATGAAGTGAACACGATGCTTTCTGATGGTCTTTCTGATGAGGAAGAATTAGAAACAGCAGAAGCACTTGTAAAACTTAGAAACGGAACGGCTATTGGCAATACATATGTTTGGGATTCTGAGTTAGGAAACTTCAAGTTGGTTCGTCAGCCAATTGGGTTGATTATGCCGGATCAACAAGAAAGAGAAGGCTTGGCTGCGCAAGTAGCTAGCTATGTAGAATCAGCTAAAAATATTGTTAGCATTAGAAAAAATTTTGGAATCAAGCATTGGGTAAGTAAGTTAAGTGAATTAAGAACTCAAATTCGTGATGCTGCAATGCGAGGCGACTCTGCAAAAGTTAACCAATTAACAGAAGAAACTATTTCTATTCGCAATAATCTACAATCTGTAGATACTGATTTAGGTAGGCAGATGCTAGAAACTGCTATTCGAGATGAAACTAATGCTTTAAATTACAAAGCACTAATCGCTCGCGAGCAGTCTGCATTGGCAACAATTCAGAAGTACGAAGATGTTTTGAAGCCTGACTTTATTGCAACCATTGATCCATACAAACTGGACACAATGACATTAGATGAATACAGGACTAATGGCGATTTTCAGAACAGAGTTTCATTTGTTGAAGGGCAGGCAAAACTGCTAGAAGAAGCCTACAGCAAAGCAAATGAATTACCTAAAGGCGCAGCGGAATTTTTAAACCATATGCGCGACAATACTTCAACAACAAATCCGAGCAAAGACACTCGTGATTATTTGGCTGGGGTAATACCAAAAGAAATATTTGACCCAAAATTTACTGCCGATCAAATTGTAGATGCGCATAGGTCGCAAGCAGCAAGAGGATATATCAATACTGCTCTTGCAAATCATTTGACTTCTGTTATCCAAAATTTGGATAGTTCAGAGCAAAGCCAAAGAATGTTTGAGCGTGGCGTTAACATATTTAGATTGCTTCGCAGAAGTAGCGATGTGCTAACAAATACCAATGTTAAAGATCAGCTAGGGGCTGATACTTACAGGGTATATAACTATGCGCAAACTGCTTTTGAAAATGCGCAAACAATTGTAGGGAACGCTGATTTTACAAATCGCGTCTTATCTCTCTTTAAGAAAGAAAATGTAATGACCTACGCTGATCTTAGAGAGCAGGGGTTGTTAAATTATGCAAGAAAGGGCATACAGGCATTTCGTGACGAACCTTGGTCTGGTGATGAAGAATCATTCTGGAGATTGTCTGACTATCCAATGCCATCGTTTGAAATGCTTAATGATGCAGAAGCGGCATTTCCTGAATTCTTTGAAGCTACAGGTCGCACAGAAGCCGATATTGAAAGTGCCACATCTGCGGCAATGCAGAATGCGTTGACATATTTGTATGAAAAAGGCATTTATGCCCATGATGATCCTTCAATGGACAAGTCTAAAGTTTGGGCAAAATATCCAGTAAGCAAGAAATACAACCTTGGCGACTTGCATATTAAAAGTGAAGTTCGTTCGCAGCTTGCTCAACAGCTTGGAGAAGAAGCTGTTAATTACAAGTTCAGAGAACATGGTGTTGCTGGCACTCAAAAGAATGTTTTGTTGCAAGCTATTCCAAACACTGACCCAAGATACCCTAAATATCATGTGATTGTTCAAGCTGTTAAGGATATGGAAACTGGCTACAAGCAAGTTCCAAATATTCTCTATAGTGAAAAAACTGGGAAAGCCGTAGTTATTGACTTTAAGAAAGCATCTATTGACAAAATGTTGCTTGAGCAATCTTTGATCGCAGTTGAATCTGAGATCAGATTTATTGATGAAACTGATGAAATTCAGCGTTCTGGAATGCAAAAGGTTTATGACATAACTACTGGTGTAGAGCCGCACCCATTGATTGGGGAGGAAGATGTTGAGTTAAAGCAAAGAAATCGTGAAGCGTTAATGATTATCCGCAATGCAATGCTGCGTCATCCAGAAAACATTATTGCCACGCATGATGTCAATATTCAAATTGAAGACCTTGAATCGCCTAGTTCGAATTTCTTTTCTAACTTTACTGGTAATTGGGAGCTTAGTGTTCCAAAAGGTACGCAAAAAATGAAATGGGCGCAAGAAAATGGCGGCTGTCCTTATGGATTTACAATGTATGGTGGACAGTGTTCGTTTGTTCCAAAACCAGAAATTAAATTGAGCGATCTTGAATACTTTGATGCCAAGAAATTTTTGAATGTAGATTCAGCTACGCTAATTACTGAGCCGAGAGTAGAATAATGGCAAGCATTACCAAACCTGCGGATGGAACCTTTGCCCCTTGGGATCAGCCAAAGGCATTTGAAATAACAGGTGATTATGCCGCTTGGGATAACTTTTGGCGTTCGTTTAAGCTAGATACTTGGGTAGGCCAAGGTCTTCAAACGCTAAATATCCTAATAGAGCAAGCAGAACAGTTTGGTAGATTTTCTCCTGATCCTGAATACAACTGGCTTGCAGACCCAGACAACCAAGGCTGGGAAGAATTTGTGCGCGGAAGCACATCTAAAGGTCAGGCTAATTACTACAGACTTAAGGCTCAACAAAACACAGAATTGCGCAGAGAACTAGAAGTTGGCAACGCCAATATATCTAGATTTTTGTCGGCTGGGTTAGATCCTCTTACCTATACTCCAATCCCCATTGCTCGTGGGCTTGGGTTTGTTCGTGGCGCAAAAACCTCTATTGCTCCTGTAGGCGTATCTATTGGTTTGGCAGAGTTAGCTCGGCATGAATTAGATCCAACTTCTACAGAACAAGAAACTGCGTTTGCAGTTGGTTTTGGGACGCTTTTAGGAAGCGCAATTGGTGGTGCTGTTGGCGGATTAACAAAGGCTGGTGGACCCGGTGGGTATGGAAAAAATGCTTTGCAGCGTCTTGCCGAGCGTATTGAAACATCATTTGAAATGTCTGATGGTGTTACATCAACAAAGGTTCCAGAAGAAAAAATTTTTGAAACCCTAACAAAAAATGCAGAAAGCATGGGCGTTCGCATTGTTGATGATGAAGGATCAAGCAGCCACACTCGATTTAATCCTGAAACTGGCGAAATTAAAATCAATCGTCAGTCAATTGCAGATGAATACAACAGTAAAAATTTTGCGGCTCGCGTAGTAGAAAGACTAGGTGAACGCGCCGACTCTGTATTTGGAAAATTTAACAAAGAAGAAATCATTAAATGGTTTGAAGCGAATGGTGGCGAAGCTAGATACCTTCAATACATGATTGAGCGCGAACTAGCTCGCCAACAAATTCTTTTTCATAACCCTGAGTTTGATGGCGTTATTAGGCCAGACAAATATTTAGATTCTGAACGCTTAATCAATGAGATTGCTTTTCGTAAGATTGGTTTAAATCCTGAGTCAATGAAAAAAGTATTGATTCCGGATGAATTGGTAGAGCGTCTTCAAAAAGAAATTGAGCGTGAGTCAGCTGCAAAGCTTAAACTTAATGCGCAAGCGTCTAAAGTTAAAGAATTAGAAAATTCTCTTAACATTTACAAAAAGAAAAATGCAGATGCCGTTGATAATGCAGGCGGTAGAAAGACTAGGTATCAGAAAAAAATAGCTGACCTAGAAGAACAAATTAAAGCTGAAAAGAAAATTCTTTCTGATCTTGACGAAGGGATTAAGAATATTCGTTTTGACCAAGACATTATTAAAACCAAGATCAAGAATCTTGAAGGCCAATCTGATCCAATGATGGCTGAATTGGAGCGTACTTTTGGTATGCACAATGCTCTTGGCTATACAAACCAGTGGCCGTGGTACACATTAACGGCAAACAAATTCTGGAAGAAAAATCCAGAGTTGGCTAAATATATTGCAGAAATTGCGTGGAGGTTAGCCGGTAGTCCTGGCCTTGAAACTGTAGGCGCAAAATACGGCATTAGTATGCCCACTTCTGCCGAAAAAGCCGCTGTTCAGCATTGGGGCAGATACAAAAAAACATACGATGACATCTTGATGTCTTATGCTCGTTATTTAGGCAGGGAAGATGTTGGTCGATCTACTATGGTTTTTGACCAGTTTAAACAAAATATTTTTGGGCGATTTACTCCGGACGCTTGGCAGGCTCCAAAAGGAAAAATGTCTTTTGAGGAGTTTGAGGAAGCAGTTGGCATTGCTGCGCTTAATAGGTATCAGCCAAGCGGAAATGAATTTGTAGATTCTGCTGCAAATTCTTTGCGCGAATTGATGAAGCATTTTGAAGTGCTTGCAAAAGATGCGGAAGTTTTTCAGTCAATTGAAAAAATGAACCGCAAAATTAAAAAGTACACAAAAAAGCTAGAATCTTTGTATGACAAAAAAGCGCAAGGATATCCTGTTCAATCTAAAATCAATCGAGTTTTATCTGACTTAGACGATGCGCGGGCAAATCTTGAAGCAATAAAAGCGGTAAATGAAGACACTTCTTTTTTCCATATTATGTGGAGATACGACAAAGTTACTAAAGATTCTGAACGCTTGTTAACTAAATTGCGCGAAGAATTTATGAACAATCCAGTCATTTACATGGATGGGAAGGCTTTTGATTTAAGCACTGACTTGGCTCAGCTTGAAGCGCGTGTTCAAGAAGCATATTTTAATATTACAAGGCAAGCCGCATACAATGACACGCTTGGCATTGTTCATACGATGAGCAGTGAGGAGCGTGCGCTAAAAAGAATTGAAGCGTATAAGCAGGAAATTAAAGAAAGAGGCAATGAAATATTTATTGAGTTGCCGAGCGGTGAAAAAGCTACAGTCAGGGAGGTTCGTGAATTTCAGATCAAGGCTATTGAAAACGATTTAAAGAAAAAAAGAGTTGGCCTTGGTGGGTCTTCTCCAATGCTTACTAGAAAGTTAAGCATCAATCACGCTAATTTTAAAGAATTTTTGGAAACTAATGCAAACACTGTAACCCAGCATTACATTTCAAGAATGGCTCCTGCTATCGAAATTGCCAAAGAGTTTGGTGATATTCGTATGACTGGAACAATTGAAGATTTGATTGATCGCATGAACCGTTATGCGGAAGAATCTCCGCAGGACAGCGAATTTATTCTTAAAGAACAAAAACGCTTAGTTCAAGCAATTAACGACTTGCGTGACAAAGTTCTTGGCGTATATGAAATTCCCAAAAACCCAGATGCTTTATTTGTTGAAGTGCTTCAAGGCACAAGAGCGTGGTCAAACTATTCTATGATGGGAAGTGTTACCGAAGTTGCCACTATTGATCTTGGCAAACTTGTAATGACCGAAGGCTTTACCCGTGTGTTTGGTGGGGCATTTAAATCATTGCTTAGTCGTGTTTCTAGAGGAACTGAGAGCGCATGGTTTAAGGGTGGCAAAGAAGCAGAACAGGCTGGTCTTGCAATGAATGTGCTGAATTCGGCCCGTGTTCGTGAGATTGCAAATGCTGGCGGGTACAGAAATGGATCTCGGCTGTCGCGCTGGTTTAACAAAAACACCGGCCCATTCTTTTTTCTAAACCTGTTAACAGTTTGGACTGATATGCTTGAGCGTTTTGCTGGAACACTAATTCAGTCGAGAATAATTCAAGATTCGGTTCACTGGGCTAATGGAACTTTGCCAATTGAGCGACAAAGAGCATTAGCAAAAGCTGGTATTGATGAAGCCCTTGCAAAACAGTTTGCAAAACAATGGCAGGATGCTGGCTCCCATATTGAAGAATCCCTATATCTTGCAAATACAAATGGCTGGGCTGATTTAGCGTTGGTTAAAAAGTTCAGAACCATATTGGCAACAGAAGTTAACAATGCTGTTATTACTCCGAGTGCCGCAGACAAGCCTAATTTTATGTCAACGGAACTGGGCAAAACCATAACTCAATATCGAACCTTTGCTGTGTCAGCAACACAACGAGTGTTTATGTCAACGCTGCAAAACCCGGATAAATTTGCATTAACATCTATGTTAAGCATGGTGACGCTGGCAATGATGGTTGATGCTTGGCGTAGGCCGGATTACATTAACCTTGATATTGAAGAACAGATATACCGGGCAGTAGAAATCTCCGGAGTTACTGGCATACTTATGGACATCAACTCCATATTGGAGGTGGCGACTGGTAATGAACTTGGGCTTCGTCCTTTGTTTGGGTTTGACCCTGTAATCAGAGATCCTAATTGGGGCGTGCGTACTGGGTCGGTTGGTGGTCCATCAGTTTCATTGTTATCGCAATTGTTGTATGCGTTTACTGACTCTGATGCTGGAACGGACGATAAAGCAAAAGCAATTAGAAGGTTAATCTTCTTTAACAATTATTTTGCTTTTGAAGGGATGGTTGACACTATGCAAGAAGACTTGATTGACATCATTGAGGATTAACAAATGGCTCATGTGACCATACCAGATACAGCACCGCGAGTTCAGTACACGGTTGGTAGCACTTCAACTACTAACTTTACGATTCCGTTTGCGTACTTTAATGAAACCGACATCAAGGTATATGTTGACTCTACGCTTAAGACATTAACAACTGACTACACCATTACTGGCACTACGGTCGATGAAGGCTACAGTGGCGGTACGGTTGTGCTGGGTACTGGCGTTACTAATGTCACGGTAACTGTGTTGCGTGATGTTCCGGTTAAGCGCATTACCGACTTCCCAACCAACGGCCCATTTAATATCACTCAGCTAAATACTGAACTGGATAGTCTGACCGCTCAATTGCAGCAGCAAGAAACCGGGAAGGAATTATTCCTGCGTATTGCTGAGTACGATACCTATACCGACCTGACCCTACCTGTTAAGGCGGATCGTGCTGGTACGGTACTGGGCTTTAATGCTACAACTGGTGATCCAGAAGCTGGCCCTACGATTACTGATGTTTCTACTCTGGCCGCTATTACTGCGGATATTGCTACGCTAGCTGACATTGAGGATGGCACAGATGCTACCGATGCCATTCAGACGGTAGCGGGTATCTCTGGGAATGTGACCACAGTAGCAGGCATTTCTGGAAGCGTAAGCACGGTAGCAACCAATAGTTCAAATGTAACGACTTGTGCTACCAACATTACGGCAATTAACGCTGCGTCAACCAATGCTACCAATGCGGCCAACTCCGCAACGGCAGCGGCTTCCAGTGCCTCTAGTGCCTCTACCAGTGCTTCTACGGCCACTACCAAGGCATCTGAGGCCAGTACCTCTGCCAGCAATGCTGCTACCTCAGCGACCAATGCAGCTAATT